CGACTTGAGATAACGGCGTTTGCCCTTATCGTCATATTCAACCCCTTTAGGGTCAACGCGATAGCCAATTGACAGGCCATCAAGCGCACCCATTTTCATAAGTTCATAGACTTCCCGACCGCGCTGCGTACCCATTGCCAAGCGGCCTTTAACCTTCAAGCCGCGACGATCTTCAACGATTTCATCGAATACCCCGATTGGCTCGTCTTGGCGGTGTTGATAAAGCAATTTTACGGCCTTTGCGCCCTTTTTGCCGATTGATTTGGCAAATGCACCCTCAACAACAATGTCATTGCCAAGATCCTTGTTGCCAAAGATAGAGCCGTATCCTGTAAATACGCCTTTTTCTTCCTCGTCAGCTATTGCCTTGTATTCAAATTGAACGTCAAGAGTTGCATCTTCCATCTTGGCTTCTTGGTCCTCGATGTATTCCTCTAAGTCGATTTGTTGATCGCTCATTTTTCCGCCCTCATACTGGCTAATGCAGACAGCGACCCTTTGATCGACATCTGGAAATTCTGTTGACACTTTGTCATCACCGACACAACGGCTTACAAAATCATCTCTGCTTTCACTTCCGTTGGGTTTTGGCAATGGCATACTAGACCTCGTGTTTTTTACAATCTACCACACTAATAGATGTTTTTGAAGTCTATGTTAATCCCTAAATATCTGATCTTCATCAGCGATGTAAAGCGTAACACACCTACAGTTTACATTGTTAATTGCCCCGCCCCTTGGATCATGAGTGTGAGCCATCCTGTATTCTTGACCCCCTGCGCGGACAACGAAATCATCATCTGGCCCTACTTGAGTCCCATTCATTGCTGCGTGATGACTCCTTGTGCGACCATCTGAAACCGCAGACCATTGCTTATTATACTTTAATGGCTGTTGCATAGTGGCTGTATGAGTAGCCCAAGAAGCTGCCGCATGGGTTTCGGTCCTTGCTATAGTTGCCGCTCTTGCACGGCCCATCGCGCCGCCTGTTCGCTCTGTAATAAGATCCGCGATTGCCGCCACCCCAAGACCATCTCCCTCACCAATAAAGATTGCAGACATAATCATTGCGCGTGTTGTCGCAGATATCTTCTGCACTTTGTCCAATCCATACAGGACAAGATATTGATCAATGAGTAATTCAAATGGGGTGCGCTTAGTATTCTCATACACCCGATTGCTAAACATGGTAATGACGCCAGAATAATGAGCGCGTAATACTTGCTCCACATCGCGCTGGATAATTGACATGGATATGTTTGCGTCTTGGTGATACTTATATTCTTCCGCCGCTCTGGTACCAGCTTCCTTGAAAACCTTGAGCATACTGCGCCCCAGTGATCGCTCAAAGCCTAGACGCAAGCGGTTTACCTCCGCTATTTCTTTAGCGACATTTATTCTGCGTCTGCCATTTGCTTTGATAAATACTGGTATGTTCATGCAACAGGGTCTATCTTATATTTGTTGGCAAATTCTGCCACACTCATATTGTTAGCATGGAACCATGTTCATTACAATTTCCTCAATCATTGCTTCGTGCGCATACTTTGCACGTTCATAACACATTGTGACTGTAGCTGCCTCTACGGTTCTCTCTAGTCTCATTACATCGCCATTTTCTCGCTTTGCTTCAATGCGAACTGTGCATGTCGGCCCATCAAGCGGGAAATCCGTAAGGTAGCCAATTTCTTTTCCGTCATATTCTACAATCCAAATTGGTACTCCATCTTGAACTCGCGTTTTAGAATATTTAAACATTGGTTTTTTCCTGTTCTTTTTCGCGGCACTCCGCTTCCCATATTGCGTCACCATCTTTATGGCTCTCATAACATTCGTCGCATAATGTCCAATTTACATCAGGCCAATATGTTCCGCTTGCTCCACATCCCGCACAAAGTGTATCTTTCATCTTGACCTCCTTATGCTGCAAGATGTGGGTAATGCGCAATTTGCACAAATCCAACATTGGCGATAACCGCTACAGTTCCATCCTCTGCAATCAATATGTCGCCCACTGAGGCTGATGACATCGGCGCGTAGCGCGTAATATTTTCTTCTGGGCCAATGTTGCCTACTTCAAAAGCATCATTGTAATCTTTCGCGTTAAGCGTTGAAACCCTAGTGTAAAATCCGCGTTGGAATGCGTCATCCGCTAACCCGCCGATCTTGTGGTCTCCAAAATCCAGCATCATGTCAATTTTGGCTTTCTGCGCCGCTGGTGTAGCTGTTGTTGCTTTAATTTGGTATAAATCGAATTTCATGGCGTGTCTCCTTGTTGCCTTGTATGTTTTATAACACAACATTTATTATAATGTCAACAACATTTTTTTTAAAATAATTAACTTTTATTGTTGACGCGATATTTTATTAATGCTATTGATTATACATGGGCAATAAGGAGAAACGCCATGACATACGAAATCGTAATTTATGACTTTGACGCTGCGGCTGGTGCAGTAATTTCCAAAACAAGCCGTTTTGCAGAAACAATGGAACATGCAAATATTATCGCGACCGCAGCCGAATTAGATGGTTATGAAGCAGAAATTTTTGAGGTGATTGAAAATGACTAAAGAAGACTGGACAATCTTGATTCTTTTCGGCGCGATGATGCTAATAGGCGCACTCAATATCGACAGCTTGATGGTGGGGGCATACTGATGATACTTAAAAAGTTTAACAAGAAACGCCGCAAGGGTGATTTACAATACCCATGGGAATATCGTGGTTATAAGATATTTTCTAGCGGCAGACGTATGTATAATGCCACCACTTGGTGGGCAGTTACCGACACTGATAAACCAGCTTTTTTGGATGCAAATTTAAATAATCTTTGCGTTCAGATTGACAAGGCAGAGGACGAAAACCAATGACAGATGCACGAAAAATTACAAACCTATTCCTCGAACGTGTTGAGGATGGATACTATAACCTAGAGGATATCATTAGATCCTTCTGTGTTTATCTCAGTGAGGACGAAATAAGACAATTCGTTATTGACGAGCAATATATGGACCAAGAAGAAATTGATACAGAGCTATGGGTGGAAGGCCAAGATGATTGAGATATACACTGTCAACTTTGATAACGATAAAACTCATGACGTTGAATTTCATGGTCGAGACCGCAGAGAATATAGCCTCACCCGAGAATACAGCAGGTATTTACCAGATAAATTTAAAATCAAGATGTATACTGGCCTAAAACATACTGGGTCAATAGAGTTTAGAGGTAATGACGTCACTAATCTAATCAATGGGATATTAGATAACGCTGATGATTACACCTTAAAACAAATCATATTAGGCGCACAGGATAGGTTAAAGGTTCGTGAGTAGGCCACCAAAATACATAAAAGCAACAGAAGCATCTAAGCTGTTAGGGATAACCATTACAGAATTTTTAGATGGCGTAAAAAATGGAAGCATCCCACAGCCTGTCTTTATGGGGCATGGGAACAGATGGTTAGAAGAGGAATTGAAAGATGCACGTTCAAGATGCGATACAACTGATTAGTGATTTGGGTAATAACTTCAAGTTTGGATACATAAACCTAACAGACAAAGATTGGCCTAGTGACGCTTGGAAAAGCCCAATGTTCAATGGATGCGCCGCATATAAGATATTGAGCCTTGAAGGTGTAAACGCTGATCTTGATAGGGCTTATGATATTGTAACTCAAATCATCTGGGAAGAAGTACAGAAGGGCTTACATTGAAAAGACCCCCTGATAAACAGGGGGCCAGTCAACAGGGAGGTAAGAAGGAATGAACCTTCACTAACATGATATCATAAAATATTAACCAAACAAATCGCGCATATTGGTTGATGACATTTTATGTTTTCTTTTATTGTAATGAACCTTTATTGGCAAATGCTTGCCCGTAAATTCCCTGCCATAATACTCCTCTCCTATGATCCTAACATCAATGGGCAATGAATTAAGCAGGGTTAAGAGGTCATCTTCTGTATCATATACGACGATTTCATCAACGTATTTATTAGAGGCAAGCTGTATATACCGCTCCATAATTGATTGCTTTGGCTTTTCCTTATATTCCCTATCTATGGTTGGGTCAGTTTGAAGCCCTACAATAAGATAATCACAAACCTTTTTAGCCTCTCTTAGCATTAGGCAATGTCCAGCATGTAGCATATCAAATGCGGAAGCTGTGAACCCTATAACATCATGTCTGTTGTGCTTACTCACTTAGATTTTTCTTTATCTAGTTCTGAGACCTTGCGACGCGCCCACGACTGCCCTTCGTCACCACCCCACAACAACCAAGCCACCAACCCAGCGCTAGGCCATCCAGCTTCACCTCGACGGAAACCTTCGGCTTGCTTATCTACTTCGTGCCTAGAAAAGAAACTGTGCATTCGGCGAACAGTGGACGGGCTTAGAGTTTCTCTGTTTACAAGTTGATTTGCTCTTGCCACGCCGACCATAGTACCACCGCGATTATACTCTTTGCGCAGGTCAAGACCGCGCTGCGCGTTGTTCGCCATTGCCGTTGTGGGCTTTGTATCAACATCACTTTCAGCTTTTGCTTCCTCCAGTTCATAATCGAACATCATGTCGTCATCGTCCCCGTAGGCTTCTTTTGCCGCTTCATCAACTGGCTGTCCTTGATCCTGTGGAACCTCTGGGCCACCCAAAGGAAATAGGTTTGCCGCGATAAATACTTCATCCCCGCCTGTAATCGGCTCCATTCCCAAACGCTCACGCGCTTCGTTACGACTTATAATCCCCTCGCGAACAGCTGAAACTACGTTTTCATATATCCGACGACGACGCTCTGTCATGGCTGGAATCTGGTCAACGTCATACTGAATATAAATACCGTCCCCAAATTTAGGTGCAAGCCATTCGTTTAAGTCGCTCTCGACCCGCTTTGCCAGTGGGATGATTGTTTCCTCGTATAGAGCCAACCGCGCCTCTTGAACATTTGCATATGTCTGGCTGTCTGGTATACCTATAAGCTGGGACGGTACACCAAAGCAAAGAGCGATGTCTTTCGCCGCCATATGCTTGTTCTGTAAGAAATCCATGTCTCGTGGGGACATTGCCATTTCTTTCCAGTCAAAATCACCCTCTAATAGCATTGGACGACCAGCATTCTTACCGCCTGTAAATCTTTGAGTAAGATCCTCATTAAGCTGTTCTCTTTGGCTATCAGTCAATGCCATTGAATAACCATTGTCATCCCTTGGTTTGAAAATGATTGCGCCAGATGGACGCGCACCATTTGCTAACAAGCTGATGTTGTGGTTTGCAATCATATTGTGCTGGTCAAGATCTACAGCCGCTGCCATCAATGGTGACAGGCCCAAGTAGTCATCAAGAGGATTCCACATCTTAAAATGTTTAACTTCGCTTTGACCTGTAACTGGATCTACATTATAATTTCCAATGACTTGATTATTGATCTTATATTTGTAGGATTTCGGGATCGATGTTTCGCTCGGGGTAATTTCAATGCGATCTGGACGCAGCAAATATAATTCCGTTGGAATGCTATTTACAGAACTTTCTAACGCATAGCTATTACCAGACAGAAGCAAGAACGAATATAACGCTTGGAAATACTCAACACCAGCCTGTGTTGGGTTCGGGCGCTCTAACAAAGAAATAAGAGGATGTGCTTCTAATTCAGTATCACCTTGGAAAACTTTGATTGGAATGGATGCAGCGCCATTTGCAATCTCATTCACACATCGATAAACGATTGCGTTTTGCTGGTACCCTTCTTTAGCGTAACTGCGAAAATTGTCTTTTCGTGTATGAAAGTAAGATCCAGTCCCTGACATATAAACTTTTGGGGCTTCCTTGATTTCAAGTTGCGGCCCAAACATTGCTTTGCGCAAATTGTCAAAAATACCCATTAGCTAATTCTCCAAACTGGCTTTCCGCTACGTTGTGACAACTCTGTTACTGCCCAAACCAAGGCATCCAGTCTGTCTGGTGATTTCTTAGATGTTGGCGTGTAAGAGATCAACTGATCCTCCAATTCTTTAAATATACCAACATGATGTACTTTCCCTTGTTCATATAACGCCGCTATCGGCTCTGCCCTTACCAACTTTCCACGACTTGCTCGAACCGCTGTATAAGGTACTCTATCTATAGTTTTTAACACTCTTTCGACCAAATCTCCACCGTTATTGACTTCTGCAATAACTCGATCCGCATTATATTTGTGATACAGATCTATTGCTTTACGCGCCCAACCATCTGGGCTGGCCTTTAATGATGCATCTTCTAAGACATAATATTTATCGTCTTGCCCCCTAGCCGCAACAACAATTCCTGTTTCATCACTATCATCGCCGCTGGTAACGGCTGGGTCAATCGCCACTACAATTCTTTGCGTTTCTGGCACTTGATCAACTTTAAGCCTGTGACCTTCAATCATGCTGTAAGACCATAAAGCGCCCTCTATGTCATCTAATACTTCAGCATAGAGTTCTTGTCTGCCTAATCTAGTCCCTTCATATTTCTCTCTTAGCTGTTGCAAGGCGGCTGGCGCAAGATTAGCAGAATTGTCAAATGTACTGCCCCTTGTGACCACCGTGCCAGTTCTTTTAATTAAGCTGCGCGTTATGTCATTGGGCTTTGGAGTTGTAGTAATCACGCATTGAGGATTTTTACCTAGACGCAAGCCGAACATTAATTGGTCAAACGCATCTGGATACTTCCACGCTGCAATTTCATCACACCAAGCCCTATGAAACTGCGGACCCCGCAATCGCTCTGGCTCTGTCGCGGCAAAACCTTGAATCAACGATCCATTATAAAGGCGTATTTCTTGGGCCGTGCTTGAATAGCCTTGCCCTCTGCCTTTCAATAGACAGCTAGATGGCAACCAATTTATGATGCCCGAAACACCACCAAACGCAACGCGAGACAAATCACCGAATGTTGGCACGACCACAGCCACCCTTACTTCTGGATTGTTCAAGGCATATAGCATTGTGTCAAATGCCCCTGTCATAGTTTTCCCCCAACCACGACCAGCTAAAATCAACCAGACGTTCCAATCACCGTAAGGGGTGATTTGTTCTGGTCGAGCCATTTTTATCCAATTACTGTATAATGTGCTTTGCTCTTGATGACTTGGCTGCGGCAAGTTCATCCAATTCTGCGATAATCTCTCGTAAACTGTCTGGTGCTGTGACATTAGCGGATACCTTACTGATCTCTTGTGCTTGGCCTAGAGCTAGTTTGCCTACCCGTTGCGCTGTTGAAAGTGTTGTTGCCATACTATTAAGATCATGTGATGTTATCAGCTTATTCTTTGTAAAGAACTTATTTAAAGCCCGTTGACGCTCTTCCATCCCTTCTATCTCAAGGATTTGATCCAAACGCGATCTATTAAGTTCATCTTGCTTTAAACGCCTATTGACCTCAGACATCAAATTGAAAGCCAGTGCTATTGAACTATCATCAAGGTTCTTGCCATTTTCTACCGCCCTTTCAATTCTCTCTTTGGCGATAGCTTCTTCATATTCTGTTTGAACCTTATTTTTTTCAGACTGCCAATCTTCCTTTTTTGACCATCTATGCAATGTCACATGTGGAACATCGTGCTTCTTGGCCAAAGCCATTATTGTGGGATAACGACGAACTCCATTAGCATCCATGAAACCATGAATAAACTCGTCTTTTAATTCTCTGCGTTTTGCTTCATCTATCTTGTTGGTCATACTATAACCATTATCACTATTTTTCACTTTTTTCTACATTTGAATATTGTTTCTTCAAACGTATCTGGGATTTTGTCGTCCACGTTCTACTATATTCGGCATCTTCAAATAGTTTTGAAAACCCTGTTATGTGCTTTAACCTCAATATTTCATCTGGCTGCATACCTAAGTGATTACATATTTCACTATCACTCCAACCGTTATCCAACATGCTAAAGACCATGTTAGACATACCACCTACTGAGTGCTTACCCCTAGCGCGATTATGTCTTACTGTACTAGCCATTCGATCATTTATTTCTTTTTCAAGAACCACGATAGGCAAGTGACCTAAATTTCTGTCACGGATATCTTCGTTATTTTTGCATGTAAAATATCTATGGAAGCCATCAATGATAACGTACTTTTGCAGTTCTTCATCCCATATTGTGACTACTGGCTGCGTGTAACCATCATGCTTGATGCTTGTGTATAGAAGCGACATTTCATTCTTTGCCACTGAATTTGGGTTATAGTCATTAGGGGATACTTGATTAACATCTACCCATCTAATTCTATCTACTGGCTGCTCTTGAAGTGGACTTATCTTATGCAACTTGTCCCTAATGTATTCAATAACATTCAATGCTTCACTTTGACTCAATGATGCTACTTCATCTTCAATTAAATTGATTGCAGATTCTATGTTTTTACTTGTCATTGCCAATATTCCTTTGGAATGTGAACCATTGATGCTGGTGATCTTGTACGGGCTGATAGCTTACCCTTTTTCCATTCTCTATAGGTAATTATAGGCGCACTGTTTAAGAAGTTTGCAATCTTAACAAAGTCAACATCATTGACAAGTATTGACTTTATTTGAGCCTTATACATTACGTTTGGATCATTCATATCATCATACAAGAGATCCATTGATGCCCACTGTTTTTGGAACTTTTCTTTAAATTCCTGCTTTGTGATCATCTTATCTGTTAAGTAATCCCTGTATTCTTTCCAATCTTTGAACATGTATGGCAGTTCTTGAACTGTCATCATTTCATTTTTCTGTATATGACCTGTTTGATTTATTCCATCTAGGCGCTTGGTTAATGCGTTCCATGTTTCCCTTTCAATTTCTTGCAGGAAAAATAAGCTATGAACGGCTGTTTCGTGCATTAAGCTAGAAACGCGCATCCTCATAGGTGGTATACCATAACGGAACAATTCATCATAAATCTTACTATAGGGCCACTTATTTGAATGAATTGACTTCCAAACGTCCTTTAGGTTCCAGTCCCATATAGGATAGAAGGTGAAGTGCTTCTTTGCTTCATTCAGCTTTTTACCCCAAGTTATATCCTTGTATGTTTGATTTGTTGTCAAACCAGCTAGGCGTGTTGGACTTTCCTCTGCCCGAACACCCGCTATGTAACAGGCTGGCTCATTCGGAAAGTGATAGTCTAGAAATGCCTTAAAAATGCTGTTGCCTCCTGATGTCCAAGTTTCAACGCCATAGACGTTTTCTTTCAAGCTAATTTCTTCTTGTGGGCGCATCCATTGATCTTTTTCTTCTGGATACCACGCATTTAAG